TGGCGGGCCGCTGATCGTGACGCCGTGAGAAGCCTGTTCCTGCACCTCGACGAGCTGATCGGCAAGGCGCGCGCCTCCAAGCGCAGCGCGCTGGTCAAGATCCTCGCGACCGGCGCCGCGTGGGAGCGGCTGCGCTCCGAGCCTTCGCCGTTTCCTTCGGTGAGTGCCGTGGTGGAGTCCAGTTCGGGCGTCGATCCGAAGCTCCTCGGCATCTTCTCCGGCGTGCAGTTCTTCCGCGACGACTCGATTGCGCCGGCCCTCTTCCGATTCGTGTACGCGGACCGGAGCTGACGAGAGGAGTAGCCCATGCCCTACCCGTTCGACAAGCCTCGCTACGACTCCGAGCCTGTCCCAGAGGACTACAAGCCGATCGTGCTCGACACCGACATCATCGGCCACTGCGTCGGTCTCTGGGTCGGCGCGGCCGGCGCAGTGGCGGCGCAGATGCTCGACGGCACAGCGCGCACGCTGCCCGGCATCGCCGCCGGAACGTTCCTTCGCGGCCGCTTCAAGCAGGTGCTCACCGCCGGGACCACGGTCGCGGCGCCGGGCACGAACATCCTCGCCGCGGTGATGATCGGCTGAAGTCCGGCGAGCGACGATGACAGCGGATCCCCAAATCGGCGGCCAGACCTACCGCGGTCGCGTTCTCGCAGACGGCGCGGTGGGGTATTGGCGTCTCGGAGAGCCGAGCGGAACCGTCGCCGTGGACCTTGCCCCCGTCCCGCACAACGGGGTGTACGCCGGTGGCGTGACGCTCGCGCAAGTCGGAGCGATCGACGACGGCGACACGGCGGCGCTTTTCAACGGCACGACGGGCAAGGCGACGATCGCAGCCTTCGATCCGCTCTCTGGCCTCGCGGCGGCGTCGTTCGAGGGTTGGGTCAACCACAACAGTGTCGCGTGGCCCGCGTTGGAGATCGTCGAGAATTGGGGCACCACTGGGCAGTATCTTGCGATCAACACGGGCGGAAACGCCTTCTGCTCGTTCAAGATTTCTGGAGTCCAAAGGACGGCGACCGGTGCGCCGGTTTCGACCTCGGGGTGGCATCACGTCGTTGCGACCTGGGCGAGTGGCGGGATGATTCGGCTCTACGCGGATGGCGTCCCGGTTGGGACCCCGCAAGGTCCATTCTCGGGAACGCTGGACTCTTCGCCAACCGGATACATCGGCGTTTTCGGCGGCACGTCAGCGTTTTTCGATGGCCTGCTCGACGAGGTTGCGGTGTATCCGGTGGAGCTCACCGCGCAGCAGGTGGCGGAGCACTACGCCCTGCGACTTGCTGCGTCTCACAAACCGCGCTTCGAGGCAGGGCCAGTGTCCGAGGACTACAGGCCGATCGTACCCGACGCGAGAATCTTGGGCCACTGCGTTGGTCTCTGGATTGGCGCTGGAGGTGCGGTAAGAGTCGAGATGCTCGACGGCACGGTGAGGACTCTGCCGGGCGTGCCCGCCGGAACCTTTCTTCGTGGCCGCTTCACGAAAGTGACGACCGAGGGAACGACAGTCCTCAATCCCGATATCAACATCCTCGCCGCGGTCATGGTGGGCCGATGATCGGCGGGTGCAGCGTCCTTCTCGACGGGGCGAACGACTTCGTCGATCTCGGGACGGTCGCTGCGCGCGACTTCACCACCTCGCCGTTCTCGATCATGTGCTGGATCTACCCGACGGCCACGGGCGCGATCTACCGTCTGATGCAGCACGGCGTCTCGGGCGCCAGCGGCTACTCGCTTCGCATGGACGCAGCAGGCGCTCTCGTCTGCGGCACGAGCTCTCCAGCCGAGACCAACACCTCGAGCGCGGCCGGCGTGCTCGTCGCGAACAAGTGGCAGCACCTCGCCGCGGTTCGCACCGGCTCGAGCATCCGGCTCTACAAGGATGGCGAGGACGCGACCTCGGCTGCGGGGACGCATTCGAACCCGACGAGCTCGGCGGGCGCGAGCGCAATCGGCGCCACGGTCGGGGGGACGGCCAACTACTTTCCCGGCGCGATCGACGAGCCGGCGTTCTTCAACGTGGCCCTCACTCAGGAAGAAATTCGCGAGCTGATGTGGCTTTCGATTCCGGCGAGCGCGCCTGGAATCGTGAGCCTCCACCACTTCGACGACGGCCTGGCGAACTACGCCTCGACGGTGGCGGTCGCCGCGGTCTCCGGAGTCAACGGCACTCTGACCAATGGCGCAACGTGGGTGTTCGATCGGTGGGCGCCGTGGGTCGAGTCGAGAGTCTCCTCGACGGGAACGCTCGCGATCTCGAGCGCGACTGCGACTTCCGTCCCTGGGACACTTCGCAGATTCATTCCCCGGGTGGCGAGCCGGCTGATGATCGTCGCGGAGTGGGACCTCGAACTGACCACCGCAGGGACGGGGACTCTGCTCGGCGAGCTTCGAGAGAATGGGGCGCCATTCGGCCCGCAGATGGCTGTTGCTGCGCCGGCCGGGACGCCTCTCATTCGAGGTCAGCATGTCCAAGTCGTCACGACGGACTGGGCGGCCGAGACGCTCTACTCGCTCGAGATGCTCGGGCGGCTCTTCTCTGGTCTGAATACGATCCGCGGGACCCTTCAAAATCCGAACACCGGTTACGCGATTGTCGCGCAGACGATCGACGGGACCTGGTGACAAGAGACGCGAGAGGAGCAGGAGAAATGCCAAAGGACTTGGGTGGAGCACCGGAGGAGTACGGCATCGCCGACCTCGGGAAGCCGGGAACGAAGGTGGGCTACGAGGGGATGGACGAGCAGAACCTCGAGAAGCCCTCGAGCGAGCTTCCGACAGGCGAGAAGTCGGACGACAAGGGCAGCGTGACCAGCGGACCGAAGGACTGATCTCAGGGGGACACTGCGATGGCGCTCAACCCGAACGACACGTTCCTCACCGCGGGCGGAGGTCCTTCGAGCTCCCTGCCGCCGTGGGCGCTCGCGATGGGAGCGACGCCCGAAGGCCTCGCGGCGTTCCGGCGCCGCCGGCTCAACCTGCCTGGCTGGAGCGGTGCCGACAACCCCAGGATGTTCCCGGTCCTCGGCAGCGACGGTGGTGGTGGCGCCTCGGACCTGTTGGCCGTCGGGGACGAGCCGCCGATCTTCATGGGCGGGCCCGCCGGTGGAGGGTCGGAGGTCGGCTACCCGCAGCGTCCTCCTGTTCCAGGCACCGAGCCGCCGCGTCCCGGTGGCGGCTACTCGATGGAGCAGTGGGAGGCCCTGAAGGCTCAGATCGCGGGCTATCCTCCCGAGATCCAGAAGCAGATCTACGAGGGTCTGTCGGCGATCCCGGGCAGAGGCGGCCAGAAGTACGACTACCTCCAGAGCCAGATCGCGCGCTACGGCGGTGGCGGTCCGCAGCAGCCGCCTCTCGGTGGGGGCGGGCCGGACGGAGGCCCGGAGCCAACCCCGGGCGCCCAAGGGCTCTCCGATGCCGAGATGCAGAAGCGGCTCGACAGCGGGGCGATGTCGGTCACCGACGCGGTGAGCCTCATCGACGCTCGGAAGAAGGGGCAGAACTGGATGCCGCCGAACCCGCGCATGCCAGCCCTGGGCGCCGGACAGAAGCCGATGGCGAACACCAACCTGCGCCCGACGCTGGGCTCGGGCGGTGCGGCGGGCGGTGGGGGTAGCGTGTCGCTACCGCAGGTCACGATGCCGTCGCGGGAAGCGATGGCGGGCGCGCTCGCCGAGAGAAGCGGTCCTCGCATGATTCGCGGCGGGAACCAGCGCCCCGTGCTCCCGGACGAGAGTCGGCAGATGCCGCCGGGTCGGCGTCCGCGCGGGGTGCCGAACCCCCGGCCGCGCCGCGCCTACTGACCGCACCGATGGCGAGGCGGAGGCGTCCGGACGGGTGGTCGAAGGAGACCGCGCTCGAGTGGGCGAGAGCTCACCCGGGCGCGACTCTCCCCGACGTGGCGCGTGCCTTTTCAACCGCCGACTGTTCCTGGCAGCCGCTCGCCTACGACCTACACTGCTTCCGCGGCGAGGACCCCGCGTTCCGCGAGGAGTTCGACCGCCTGATTCCCACCAGCGCCCGCGGCCACGGCCAGGACATCGAGGCCGAGCCCGGGATGGACGACTGGAAGATCCGGTGGGCGCGCGCCTACCTTGAGAGCGAGGACAAGATCGAGGCGAGCGCTCGCGTCGGGCTCTCCTGGTCGACCGTCCAGACTCACCTCCGCGCGAGGCACCGCAACTTCGACCCGAGCTTCAAGGAGCTCGTCGACCAGGTCGAGAGCTGGTTCATCGCCTCCGACGAGGCCGACCTGCGCTCCGCCGCGCGCATCGCGCGCGAGACCGCCGACGCACGCACGCTCGCCTGGATCGCGCTCGAGCGCCTCGGGCGCCGGGACCGCACCAACTGGGCGAAGAACGAAACGGTCACCCACGAGGGCGGCATCGAGCACCGCCACGTCCTCGAGATCAAGGTCGCGCACGAGCTCGTCTCGGAGCGATTCTCGAAGCTCTTCGGCCGGCCCGCGCCCGCTGCGCCGCTCGCCCTTCCCACTCCGCCAGTCGTCATCACGCTTCCGGCAGAGAGCGTGAAGGTCGGCGAGAGCGGGTGACGAAAGAGTCCCGCTTCCACATCTTCGGCGAGAACGAGCCGACGGTGCTTTCTCTGCCGTCCACGCTCGACGACTACCGTGACCTGACCTCGGATCTCGACCGGCTCCACGCCGAGGATCCGATCGCCTGGAAGAAGGCGATGCGCCTCTGGAGCGCAGGTGACCTCTACTTTCTCGGCATGTTCCTGCTCACGATGGGATCCGTCTTGGACCCCTACCACGAGCGGCCGCGCTTCTGGTCGCCCGAGCAGCTCGATTTCGCGCGCTGGGTGCAGTTCGAGTCCAAGGGCTCGACGCTGGTCGCCGCGCGCTTCTTCGGGAAGAGCTCGTGGACCACCTTCGCCGACAACATCCGGACGAAGCTCATCGACCCGAACCGGACGTGCTGCATCTTCTCGGAGACCCGCGAGCTCTCCGGCAAGCACAACGGCAGGATCGGCCAGGAGCTCACCACGAACCGGGCGCTGGTCACGATCTGGGACGACAGATTCCACCAGCGCCAAGAGCTCTACGAGAAGTTCTCTGACTACGCGATCACGATCAAGAGGACGGCGGCCCGCCTCGAGTGCACCTTCGAGGCGCAGGCGTACACCGAGAAGCTGCCGACCGGATCGCACTACGACGAACGCCGGTACGACGACATCGAGACCGAGCGCCTGGTCGCGACGCGGGAGAAGCTCGACAAGAACGAACGCCAGTTCATCTCGTCGCAGGACCTCTCGTCGCCGACGCGCTGGGCGATGGTGGTCGGGACCTACTACCACCCTGCCGGCCTCGTGCGCCGCACGCACCTGGAGATGGGCTGGAAGCTCAAGCTACTGCCCGGTGAGATCCTCCCGGAGACCGGAATCGTCGAGGGCGAGGTGGAGGATCCGACGCTCGGACCTCTCGGTGGGCGCCCGTACTTCTTCCACCCGCAAGAGCTCCGCGACGTGCTGCGCGACAAGGGCGGGAAGAGCAACCCGAAGGCGCGAAAGAGCTACGTCGAGCAGATCATCTGCGACCCCACGCTCGGCGAGCCGAACAAACTCGACCGGAATCACCTGATCTACTACGACGAGGACCCGCTCGAGCTCGCGGCCGAGGGCTCGCTCTACATCTGCGTCGACTGCTCGAAGGGCATCGGTGACCCGACGTGGGCCTGGGTGTGGCGCCTCGGCTACGACCGCCGGCAATACTGGGTCGGTGGGTTCAGGAAGCGCCTCGACCCCGCCGCGCGGCGCCGTGAGACCGCGCTGCTCGCGCTCCAGTTTGGCGCGCTCGGTAACCTGATCGCGCTCCGGATGGAAGAGTTCGGCGCGGCCGAGTACATCGAGCCGCAGACGAAGGAGAACGAGAAGTACGGGGTCACAGTCCCGATCCAGAAGTGCGGCGACGTGACAACCGGAAAGCTCGACCGCGCTTTCGAGCGCTGGTTCCCTGAGCTCGCGAACGGCCGGATTGTCTTTCCTCGGCACCTGTGGAGCTTCGACGAGAACGGCACCAGGATCGACCTCGTCGACTACTTCCTCCAGTTCGAGCTCGATCCCTTCCCGAAGCCGGTCACCGACGACGGGCTCGACGCCGGCGGGCTCCTCTGGGAGTCCGAGGAGAAGCTCGGTCCGCTCGAGTGGCCGGTGCGTCAGCGCCAGCGCCGGCCGGAAGGGTTCGACGAGATGTCTCACAGCGATAGCGAGGGCGGCTACATGGCCGCAGGGGTCTACTGATGGACACCGATCCAGAGCTCCCCAAGATCGCACCCGTCGAGGAGACCTCGACTATAAAGCACTTCGAGAAGAGGATCTCCGGCGCCGACGAGTTCTGCACGCAGGTCTGGGAGAAGGCGCTCGAGAACCAACGCTTCGTTGCTGGTGGCGAGAATCAGTGGGACCAGAACGACTACCGCGCCAGGAAGGACGCCAAGAAGCCTGTCTTTTCGATGGACGACATCGCCCTCGCGGTGAACAACTTCGCCGGGAAGGAGATCACCACCAGGTTCATGCCGACGACGCTCCCGCGCTCGTCCGACGACGGGCCGTGGTCGAACGTCTGCCGCGAGACCCTCCGGATGATTCGCGACCGCTCCTTCGCCGAGCAGTCGGAGAGCGACAAGTTCCGCGATCTCGGCATCGACGGCTACGCCTTCGTCGAGTGGTCGCCCAACTACCTCGAGGACCCGCTCACCGGGCGCCTGCAGCCCGACGGGATCGACCTCTGGGAGATGGTCTGGGATCCCACGTCGCGGAAGCAGTGCCTCATGGACCGGGAGTGGGACGCGCGCGGGAAGTGGATCTCGATCGAGGAGTACCTCGGGCTGTTCCCGGACAAACGCGACACGGCGCTCGCGCAGCTCAATTCGCCGCACGAAGGCTGGGTCAACGAGGCGGAGCACAACATCACCCGCTGGCCCTGGCTCTATCGAACGAAGGGGCACTACGTCGACCCGAGGCGTCGCGAGGTGTTCGTCGCCGACTACCAGTACCGGATCAAGGAGCCGTGCTACCTGGTGATCGTCCCGCCGAGCGAGCAGGAGCTCGCGGCCAACCCGCAGGCGACGGCGCGGAAGCAGCTCTTCTCCGAGGAAGATTGGGATCGGCTCCTCTACGAGTGGACCGAGCAGGGGAACCCGGGCACGCCCGAGCACCTGGGGCCGGCCGACGGGGTCTACCGCTGGAAGGCGATGCGCGCCTTCATCGCTGGCAAAGAGGTGCTCCGCGACGGGCCGATGAAGATCGGCCGCTTCAACCGAATCGCCATGACCGGCGTCCCGTTCAAGCAGGCCGGGGTGACGCTCTTCAAGGGATTCGTCGACTACATGAAGGACCCGCAGCGCTTCCAGAACGAGATCATCTCGCTGTCCGTCTCCTACCTCGCCCGCGGTCCGAAGGGGCCGCTGATGTACACCGCCGGCGCCTTCGACAACGAAGAGACGGCGATGCGCCAGCTCTCGATGCCGCTCGCCGCGATCAAGATGCGGCCCAACTGGAAGGACAAGGTCGAGTGGGGTCCCGACCTCCCGTTCCCGACCGCGCTCGACAAGTTCATGGAGATGGCCGAGCGCGCCGTGTGGCGCCCGATCGGATCGAGCCCCGCGGCGATGGGCCAGGTCGAGGACCCGCGGCGCGTCTCCGGCCAGGCGTACAGCCAGATCGTCTCGGCCGGGCAGCAGAGCCTCTCGATCTACTTCGACAGCCTCCGGCTCTACCGGCGGCTCTCGGGCGAGCTGATCCTCGCCTACCTCCCGACCCTCTACGACGAGACCACTCTGCGCGATCTGCTCGGCCCCGAGCTCGGCGCGGCGGTTCCGCCGAAGAGCGAGTGGTCGAAGATGCTCCAGCGCGACGTGATTGTCGAGGAAGTGCTCTCGACGAAGAGCGAGCAGGAAGCGGCGTGGGACTACGGATCGCGGCAGGGGACCTGGGAGAAGCTCCTGATGGCCCGTCTCATGCCGCCGGAAATTTTCGTGAAAATGATCCCGAGCTCGTGGCTTCCCGAGCCCGACAAGAAGCTCTGGATCGACTACCTCAAGCAGATGCAGGCAGCGCAGCAAGCCGGCGCCGAGCAGGGTGGCGGCGCACCAGCCGAATAGGAGACGCGAGACATGGTCGACGAAGATGCAGCGATGAGTTACGCCGGGGCGGGCGAGGGGCCAGGCTCCCAGCCCGACCCAATCGAGGAGGGCACCGAGACCCGTCAGGGGCCCTTCGTCTCGGAAGAGGACGGCGACGAGGGCGAGCGGCCCGAGGACGACAGCGGGCAGGGTGGGGACGCGCCACCGGAGGGCGAGGAAGGCGAGGGTGTCGAGACCGGCCGAGCGGCCGGCCAGAAGCCGCCCACGGTCGCCGAGCTCGCTGCTCGCGTCCAGGAGAAGGAGCGCCAGGCCCACGGCCTGACGATCGCTCTGCAGCGGGCGCGCCAGCACGCGCGGATCCTCGAGCAAAGGTTCTACGCGGTCATCGACAAGGCGATGCAGCACACGGCCGGCGCCGGTGGGGCCGAGGGCGGCGAAGGGGCGGAGGGCGAGGGTGCGCTCGAGGTCGATCCGAACGACCCGGTCGGGCGGCTCGAAGCCGGCATCGCCCAGGTCAACGAGCGTCTCGATCGGCAGGAACAGGCCCAGGCCGACGCGCACGACCAGGAGGCCGTCGACGACGCGATCGCCTGGGTGCGGGACGATCTCCAGTCAACGACGGCCGCGGTGCCCGACTTTCCGGAGGCTCATGGGGTCGTCGAAGAGCACGCCCGCAACTCGATCTGGGGCCAGCTCCGCCTCCAGTACCCGCAGGCGGACGAGTACGCCCTCCAGGAGGCCGTCGAGCGCATGTACATCCAGCAGGCGGCCCGGATTCAGGTCGCGTGCCGTGAGGCAGGGAAGAGCTACGGAGCGGTCGTGCTGGAGGTCGCTCGCCGGCTCGGCTGGCAGGGCGGCGGGAAGGTAGCTTCTCCCGCTCGCCGCGCGCCCGCCGGCCGTCCGTCGCCGCTCGCAGCGGAGCGGGCCGCGCGCGGTGGTGGGCCGTCTCTCAGCCACGTCGCGAGCACCACGCCGCGGCGGCAGCCGGTGGCGCTCGACGTGCTCAACATGGACGACAACGACTTCGACAAGTTCCTCGACTCGGGCGAGATCGACTTCAAGGCCCTCGCCGCGGAGCTTGCGAGCGGAGGCCGGAGGTAGGCATACTGGTAGCGCAGTGAAGTGACACACCCCGCCCGGCCTCGACAGACGTTTGGCCGGGCGGGGAGTGAGTAGCACGCAGGATCCCGCCCCGGGCGCGACAGCCCGAAACCCCAGCACGACGCCACGGCCCCTCCGGGCGACATCGGAGGCCACACGCAGCGAGCGGCGGACAGCTCGTCGGCGGTCTGAGCCCACCGAAATCGGCTCCAAGGGCAGTACCCAGGAACCGACCAAGGAGGAGGACGAAGTGGCGGAGATCTATCTCTCCAATTCGCCCGAGACCCAGAAGCTCTGGTCAAAGCGGCTCTGGTCCGCGTATCGGCGTGCCGACGCGGTGTGGAACGACAAGTTCGGGTTCGTCGGTGACGACCCGGACGAGAACCCGTTCGTGGTGATCGACGACCCGTCGCGCAGCGTGGGCGACGAAGTCACCATCACCCTGAGCCTCCAGATCAGCGGCCGAGGTGTCATCGGCGACGAGGTCCTCGAGGGGAAGGAAATCCCCATCGAGACCGAGACGTTCAAGATCAAAATCGACGAGCAGGTCCAGGGCGTCAAGACCCGCGGCCGCATGAACGGGCAGCGGGTGTCCTTCGACACGCTCGAAGAGGGCAAGAAGAAGCTGAAGGACTGGTGGAAGACCCGCCGCGCCGTTTCGGCGATCAACCACCTGTGCGGCAACACGATGGCGACCGACCTCGCCTACACCGGCCTCAACACGGTGGCGGCGCCGGACACCCTGCACATCTACCGGCAGGGCTCCGGACTCGGCGCCGGCACCGACGCGGTCGTCAACGGCGACAACACCCAGAAGTTCGCGATCGAGCAGCTCGACATCTTCCCCACCATCGCCGAGCAGCTCCCCGTCCCGATCAAGCCGTTCATCATCGACGGCAACCCGTACTACGGCTACCTGATCCACCCGAATTGCGTCGAGGACATGCGCGTGACCTCGGGCAAGTGGTTCGACGTGATGAAGGCAGCCCTGAACGGCGGGAAGTACGCCAACAACCCGATCTTCACCCGCGCGCTCGGGATGTGGCGCAACGTGCTGCTCTTCTCCGAGCCGCACATCACCAACGGAAACAACGCCGGGGCGTACCAGACCAGCACCCGCCGCAACGTGTTCTTCGGGTCGGGCACCCTCGGCATCGCCTACGGTCGTCACGACCGCGGCGGCAAGGAGCACTTCCGCTGGTACTCCGGCACGTGGGACCACGGCCGCAAGTATTACGCCTCGGCCGGTCAGATCTGGGGCGTCAAGGGGACGCGGTTCAACGACGCCGGCACCCCGCGCGACTACGGCAAGATCGTGCACACGGTCTACGCCACCGATCGCGTGACGGGCATCGGGAACATCGGCCAGTAAGGAGGACATCCGATGACCACCTACGCCGAGGTGTACAACAAGGACGCAGCGTTCTACCACCCCACGGGTGGCGGGCCGCTGGCGGGCAGGACCACGTCACGGGTTCTCGCGAACGCCGACGTGATCCTGCTCCACAAGCTCGAGCGCGACACGAAGCTCGGTGATCTGGTGGTGGCGAGCGACCGGCTCGACACCAACGCCGGGCCGACCCTCGCGGGTGTCGTCGAGGTCACCGATGGGGTGACGCCGACGGTCCTCGCGACGCTCGCCACGACGTTCTTCGGGGCCGCGGCCGCCGCGACCCGCATCGCACGACTCGACAACCCGGCAGCGCTCGGCTACGTGATCCCGTCGCGCGGCTTCTGGCTCCAGATCCGCATCACCGCGGGTCCGGCGACAGCGGCCGCGGGACAGATCGCGTTCTCGCTCGAGCGGACGAACCTCACCACGGGGGCGGAGAGCCCCCTGGTGCCGACCGGCTGACGTGTGCAGGAAGGCCGGCGGCGAGCGCCGCGGGTTCGCGTCGCTCAACGCGCTCGCCGCCGGCCGGCTTCACCTTGAGAACGCACCTCTGACGCGAGGGACGTGCCGTGAACTGGGGAACGAGCTATCAGCGCATCTTGCTCTCGAGTGGTAAGCCTGCCAACCAGGCGGACCACGTCAAGCACGCGCTCATCGACGCCCTCGATCACCACCGGCACGACCAGTTCTATTTCAACGCCCTGGCCTTCAACTTCACCCTGACGGCGAGCACGGCCAACTACGGGGAGGCGACGACCGGCTTCCCGAAGGAGCTGATCTCGGTCGTCGGTGAGCACCTGTACCTCGACCGCGCCGGCGTGGCCTCGGACCGCTACCCGCTGGCGCGCGTCAGCCAGGAGGAGCTCGAGCTCTGCCAGTCCGCTGGCGGGGCCTACACGGCGCAACCGGAGATCTGGGCGTTCTTCAACCGGGAGATTCACTTCTACCCGACGCCCGACAGCTCGACCGACGTGGTGCGCGGGCGCGCCTACGTCGACCAGTGGGTGCCGATCCTCCGCTTCGAGACGCCGAACTGGAAGTATTACAAGCCGCTCACGACCTCCTTCATCGCCCCGAACGAGCTCACCGACACCTACCCGGTGACCCCCCTCGACCTGAACCCATGGTTCACCGAGAGCGGCGCCGCGGCGATGATTCGCCACTACGCCGAGTACCTGGTCTGGTCCCAGCACTGGCAGGCGAACGACGGCCAGGACCAGAAGGCGCTCATGGCCTACACGCAGGCCCGCCACGCGCTCGAGTCGCGGTCCAGTTCGATGCTCGCTCCACTCCAGGTCGAGCCCTACCCGATCGGTCCCTTCGCCTGATGGCCGCCTACGATCGCGTCGTCCTGCCGTTCGGGAAGTGGGCTCCAGACGAGCACTTTCTTGCCGAGTCCGGGAATCTCGACGTGGTCGAAAACCTCCTCTACCACGACGGAGCTTGGGCGAGGGTCCACACTCCGTTCACCCTCAAGTCGCTCGCCGAGCGCCACGAGCCGTCGGCGGCCCTCGCTTGGAGCGACGAGGGGGGGAGCAACAGGGTGGCGATCGGCTTCGCGGACCTCGCGATCACGAACGGCCACCTCTTCGCCTACGACATCGGAGCCGCGACACTGGTCGATCGCTGCAAGCTCGGTCACTACCAAAAGTCGCATTGGGACTTCGTGAAGTTCGGCCAGAGCGTGATCGCGAGCAACAACCTCGACCCCGTGCAGCTTTTCAACTTCACGGCGGCGTCGGTGGACCTCATCACCTCGACGACCAAGCCAAAGGGCAAGTACCTGTGCGCCTGCCGCGGGCACGTGATCCTCGCCTACATCAGCGCCCCCGCGGCCAACGCTCGTCAATTCCGCTGGAGCGCGTTGAACAACGCGGCCAACTGGGAGCCGGGTAGCAACCGATCCGGGTTCGGGGAGATCCCCGGGGACGCCGGTGTCATCACCGGGCTCGCAGGATTCGAGGACTTCTTTCTGATCTTCACGACGACCAGCGTCTACCGCGCTTCTTACATCGGAGGCGCAGACGTTTGGAGTCTCCAGCAGGTCGCCGGGTGGCACGACGGGCTGCCGGAGGGCTTCGACCAGTCCATCATCGAGGTCGACCGGAACGCCTACTACCTCGGCCGAAGTGGTCCGAAGGCAATCTTCAACGGAGAGGCTGTTCGCGATCTCGGAGTCGGTTCAGCGCGCCGCTATCTGATGGACTTCGGCCGGAGCAAGAAGCCCGTCGGGACCGCGGTCTACATCGACAGGACGATTCCCTTCGGCGCTCGAGCGTGGGGCGCTCACGACGGTTTCCGTCAGATGGTCTATTGGTTCTGGCACTCGCTCACGACCGAGGGGACGAACTTCTATTGGACCTCTCACCTCTACGGCTACTCGCTGAAAGAGGACGCCTTCTCCTACGTCTCCCCGGAGAGCTTGAGCGAAGTGATCGGCGGGTTTCTCGTCTACTACGGACCTATCTTCCCGCGGCCCGGCGACACCAAGATGACGGGAGGGAGAGAGGAACTCGGGTACGGCCTCTGCTACGTCACCTCGGACGACATCTCGGCGAACCAGACGCTCGTCAAGAATCTCGGCGGTGCGACCTCCTATCTCAACGGGGTCCTCTACAGCAAGTTCTGGAGACCCTCGAACGCTAAGACCTCGATCCTGGCAGTCCGGCCGCTTTGGCGCAGCCAGCGCGACGGCGGAGAGACGAATCCGCTCGTGACGGTGACGATCAACGAGGAGCAGGGTGGACCAACGGGCTCCGGCTCTGGGTCGGACGTGGACGATCGGGGGTTCATCTCCTTTTCGACTGGTCCCTACGCTGCTGCCGAGTTCCAGTTCAAGGTCACGATCTCCGACAACGGCGGGGTGCCGAGCGCGATCCGCGACTTTGTTGGTCTCGAGCTTGAGCTCTCCGTCGAGAAGAGCGCTCGAGGTGGCGATTGAGTCAGCTCATGCCATTCGATGCGGCGACGCGAGCTGAGGCCAGCGACGACCTCGCCCAGAAGCGGGAGATCGTTCGCCGGATCGACGGCGTAATTCGCGGTCGGGTCAACTGGGTGGGCGAGGTGACGCTCGTCGAGGACGCTCTCGGGACCACGGTCGAGGACGACCGGATCAACGAGAACAGCCAGGTCTCGCTCACGCCGCTCAACTTCGAGGCGGCGAGCGTGGCCGGACGGTGCTTCGTCTCCGCGGTGCGGCCGGGGACGCTCTGGACGCCCAACCGGATCGGAGAGTTCCTGATCGTGCATCCGGCACCCTCGAATGCCAACTGCAAGTTCCGCTTCTCGGTGATGGGCTGAGGCGATGGACACCGCACTCGCCAGGCAGGCTCCGCTCGGACTCGAGGAGCTCGAGCACGCGAAGATCGACGCTCTCGAACTGCGAATCTGCGCGCTGCCTACGGTGATCGAGCTTCCGGTGCTCCACCACTTCACGCCGGGCCTCTACATCCGCGAGCTCCACTCTCCGGCCGGCGTGATCGCGACGACCTACATTCACAAGCAGCGGCACCCGTTCGTGCTACTCGAGGGGAAGGTCCTAGTGTTCGTCCCCGGCCGGGATCCGGTCGAGCTCTCGGCGCCACACTGGGGCATCACCGAGGCCGGCACGCGCCGGGTCTGCTACGTGGTCGACCCGTGCGTCTGGATGACTTTTCACCCCACCACGCTGACCGACATCGACGAAATCGAGCGGGAGCTCTACGACTTCCGAGAGCTTCCGGACGGGTCCAACGTGAGGGACCGCTTCCGCGACGCGCTCAGGAAGCGGGCCCTCTGGGAGACGGACCAGAAGGAGATTCAGGGATGAGCGCGGCGATCACTGCAGCCGTCATCGTGGCCGGCGGTGCGGCCTACGCGGCGAATAGGCAGTCAAAGGCGGCCGACAAGGCGAGGAAGGCGGGCACCGGCCCGTGGGAAGAGACCTCGACGCGGCAGCCGTGGGACGAGGCGATGCCGTACCTGAGCGGGGCGCTGGGCGAGAACCAGCGCGTCTACCAGCAGGCGCTCGCTCAGTACCAGCGCGCGTCGCGCGGCGGCAAGCGCGGGGCTGGCGGCGGCTACCGCGATCCCGTCGGTGGTTCCACTCTGGAGATCGCCAACCGGGTGAAGGACCTGGCGATGAACCGCGACCCACTGCTCGAGCAGGCGCGCGGGTACGTCGGCTCGACGCTCGGCGCTGGCGAGAACGGTCCGTTCGGTGGGAACGAGATCTACAACGACCTGTACAGCCGCCTCGGCGGCGTGAACTTCGACCGCGGGGCGGAGATGCTCGAGGGCTTCCTGGGCGGGACGGTCGGCTCCGATTCGTCCGGGTATCAGGGACGCAGCGGTGGCGGCGTCATGCCCGACGGCGGGCCGTCCGACCGCGGCGGCGCGTTGATCCCCGACTCGATGAGAGGCAGCAGCTTCTTCAACGACCAGGTGCGCGCGCTGTTCGACCCGTCTACCCTCGACCCGGCGAACGACCCGACGCTCGATCCCTACGTCGCCGCACTTCGACGCGAGATGGGGGAGGACCTCGAGCAGCAACTCCTCGACATCGGCGACGAGTCGAACGCGATCGGGATGTACGGCGGCTCCGGCCGGGCGCTCGAGGCCGCTCGCACGCGCGAGGAAGGCCAGGAGGCGCT